GGACACAAGGGTACGTACAAGGATGCCCATTTACAAAACTTAAACAACTTAACCCCACCTCACGAGACCACATAGCATGGATACTGAAGACCCACGAGAACTGGACACCGACACAACTCACTGCGACAGGGAAACCCGTCGTGGACGAGACTGTATTAAAGGATATTGGGTCGGAGACAGCCCAGTTGTTTCTTCAATGTCTAGATATTACCAAGAAATTGGGGATGATCTCGGAAGGCGTGAACGCATGGCAGAAGCTTGTTACGACGTGTAACAGGATACATCACCATTGTTCTGTCGCCACCAACACATTTCGATGTGCACACAGAAAACCAAATTTAGCCCAAGTACCAAGTGACAAAAGATTTAGAAAACTATTTCAAGCTACACCTACTAAAGTTCTGGTCTCTGCCGATCTTAGTGGTATTGAGCTCAGGATGCTCGCCCACTACCTCGCCAGATACGATAAAGGACGTTATGCTCGAATCCTTACAACAGGAGATATACACCAAACCAATGCCGATAGAATCGGAATTACCCGTCGACAAGTTAAGACTGTTACCTACGCCTTCCTTTACGGGGCAGGGAACATTAAACTAGGTAGAAGCTTTGATAAGTTACTATCCGAAGAAGCCGCTGCACAAAAGGGAGCGGATATACGTAAAGCTTATGTTGCTGCCATTCCGGGTCTTGCGGAGTTGTTGGTGGCTTGTCAAACATGTAGCCAAAGAGGTTATGCAAACGCCATCGACGGTAGGCGTATCAGCGTTGACAAAGGGCATAAGTTTCTCAATTACCTCCTACAGGGATCAGCAGCGACAATCGCCAAGAGATGGATGGTCACAATAAACCAGTGCCTACCACCTGACGGACACCAGCTATCCTTCATACATGACGAACTAAACTATGAATGTTATAGGCGTGATTGTGAAGAGTTAGCTAGATGGCTAGAGCTTGCAGCCAAAATGGCAGGCGAATATTACAACCTAAGATGCCCTATCGCAGCTGAAGCTAAGATTGGACAGACTTGGGCTGACGTACACTAAACCACCATGAGATTACTAATAGATGCAGACTTCATAGTATATAAATGCTGTGCAGCCTGTGAAACAGAGATAGATTATGGGGAAGACGTTATATTTGTTACATCGAACTTTTCAGACGCATATAATGCAGTAAAACGTGAAATACAACAGATACAAGATGTATTTGGCTCATTCAGTAAGCCTATACTCTTTTTTAGCGACTCTAAGAATTTTAGGAAAAAAATTTCCCCAGATTACAAAGGGCATCGAAATAGAAAGAAGCCCTGCGGTTACAAACGTGTCATACGTAACCTTAAAATTGAGTATGACGTTTGCATCATGCCGGAACTGGAAGCCGATGATGCTATGGGCATTTATGCCACCAAACTTACAGGGAATATCATTGTTTCTCCTGACAAAGACATGAGACAGATCCCCGGTAAGCTATACAATTTAGACGACACTACTTACATCACACCAGAAGAAGGTGCTAGATGGCATCTGATTCAGACACTGGCAGGCGATCAGACAGACGGTTACAGTGGTGTGCCCGGTATTGGTGTGAAGAGAGCAGAGACTCTGTTCAACAAAGAGGGTTACAGTTGGCAAACAGTTATAAAAGCATTTGAAGATAAAGGATTGACCGAAGAAGATGCTTTGCTCAATGCTAGACTTGCCAGAATACTTACAGATGAGGACTATGATTCCAAACAAAAACAACCCAAACTCTGGACGCCCGAAGCTTCCTATACCATTGACGATGGAACAGGACTTCAAGATGCGAGTTATTGAAGATAATTTACGCAAACATTATGACAGAAAGGAAGACGTGATTACACTCTTCCTTGCATTACAGCGACAGAACTTCGCACTAGGTAATGCACTTAAAAACTTTATGGAAAACAGTATTATTATTTAAAATGTCTGAACTTATCTCCCGCACTGGACGGGTACAGTCTTGGATCGACGATCCTCAATCAAGACTACCTGTATCATGCACGACCTTCGTTGTTGAAGACAGCATGGAAGGTCCAAACGGCATCGAAGCTAGCTGGAGATTCGCAAGCCACGCACTAAGATTTGGTGCAGGCTGTGCAATCCACCTGTCTAAGCTAAGACCAGCCGGACACGAAAATGACAAAGGACTTGTGGCTACTGGCCCAGTCAGCTTTGGCAAAATATATTCAGCTCTAAATGAAACCTTGAGAAGAGGTGGAGCTTATAAGAATGGTGCTATTGTATTGCACCTCGACCTATGCCACCCAGATGCGGTGGACTTTATAACTGCAAGCCGATCAGAACTGCCTTGGGTCAAGCGTTGCATCGACATTGATGATGACATGTGGAAGTTTGCAGATCAAGATACAAAGGATGCCTTAATTTATGGAATCAAATCAGGAGATGTCTGGCTCAACAAAATCAGACACGACCCCAATACCGGGGAGCGTATCTATGGGAACGTCTGTCTTGAAGTATACTTGCCCTCACGTGGAACTTGCTTGCTACAGCATGTCAATCTCGGTTCCTGTACACTCGACAACCTACAAGAGGCTTTCGTATCAGGCATGTCCGAGTTGTGTGATCTCCATGGCCGGACAGGTGTTGGAGAATCTGGAGAATACCTTACCCCAGAAGTCGACAGACAAGTGGGGCTTGGAGTGCTCGGTCTTGCCAACTTCCTCAGACGTTACAACATCAGCTACAAAGACTTCGGAGAAGCACTCCGTCTTGTCAACAGAGGATATAGTGCAACCAACGAAGCCGGTATGGCGGCTGTTGCCTTGGACAGAGCGATTTTTGAAGCGGCACAAGTAGCACACAATAATAATATGGCACGGGCGTTCGCTATTGCACCCACTGCCAGTTGCAGCTATCGCAGTAGAGACCTAGACGGCTTTACATGCACACCCGAGATAGCACCACCAATAGCAAGAATGGTTGATAGAGACTCCGGCGAGTTCGGAGTAGAAAGAGTCAACTATGGCGACGTTGAGATAGCAAGTGAAGTAGGATGGGACGCATACAAGCGTGTAGCAGACGAAATCATGACGATGCTCGATAGGACAGGATTGCTTCATGGATACAGCTTCAACTCTTGGAGTGATGTTGTAAGATATGATGAAGCATTTATAGAGGAGTGGCTTGAAAGTCCACAGACCTCTCTATATTATTCTCTCCAAGTAATGGGTGATGTACAAGACAAGTCTGATGCCTATGCTGCATTAGCTGACACTGACATTGACAGTTACTTACAGGGAATCATAGATCAAGATACAACTATTGAATGTGACTGCCAACAATGAACCCCTACATAAAATTACAAAACAGAAAAAGAACATGGACACCTGTTCAACCTACTAAAGGAGTATTAAAAGAAGGTGCTGAAGAAACCATCAAGCGTGCACTCGCAATACGTCATATGGAGCTACCAGTTGGAGAATTTATTTCTCAGGGACTGGAGAGGACTGTCCCGCAAGCGGCGAGGACACTTCTTGAGTCAAACGTACAAGACGAGATTAAACATGATCTCGCTTTGGGCTTCATTGTTGACGCCCATGGGGCTGATCCCCAAGCTGAACTTGAAGCAAAGAGGTTAAGAGATGCTTGGATCGACCATCCTGACCACACTATCACAAAGGCACTCGTTGCAGAGCGAGCTATATTCTTTGTTCTATTACCTATGTTTCGCTTTCTTGGTGATGCTGCTCTCAGAACAGTATCAGCTGATATATCCAGAGATGAACAAATACACGTTGCGACAAATAGTCTCGTATGTGCTGAGTTGGGTCTTGTTCCTAGCTCTTCTTTGGATAAGCTTCGGAAGGCAACTATACAATGGGTACTACAACCCCTAGCAGAAAACAATACTGATAAATATTTGTCGAAAAAATTTTGGGCAGATGCGAGCGATCAGTTAATGTATCAAGGTAAAGCACCTCAGTTTTCTGACACAAAAGCAGCTCGTATGCCCGCATTTTTTGAACATGCAAACACAAACCTACCCCAGTACGCTTAGTTTCCACTCAGAGAAACTCGAGAAACTGGTAGAGGATTTAGAAGCCAAGTTTGCTTGGCGTCCCGTCCACCCCAAGGAGGACTTAGCCTCCATCATGTATCGCTCCGGACAATGGGAAGTGGTACAATATGTAAAAACTATCTTAGAAGAAGACAATGTGTCTATTTAGATCAAGCCCTGCACCTATGCCTACACCAGCTCCTATACAACCAAGGCAGCCTGACGTAGTGCAAGCATCAAGACTACCTAGCAAGAAAGAGTTAGTAGATCCTGATGAAGTAGCGGGCGTAGAGTATGGTACAACCGCAAAGACTGCTCCAAGAGGAACAGCTAAGAAGACTGGTACTGATGCTCTTAAAATTAATATCAACACACCAACAGCTGGTACTACAACGGGTGGAATGAATGTATAAGGCTAAGGAAAGATACGATAAATTGTCATCAGGCAGAACACAGTTTCTGGACATGGCAGTTGAATGTTCTGAACTTACCTTACCTTATCTTATTACAAGAGACGACAACTTTAAAGGCAAGCGACAGTTGCTACAACCATGGCAATCAGTCGGAGCTAAAGCTGTTGTTACATTGGCAGCGAAGCTTATGCTAGCTACCTTACCTCCACAGACTAGCTTTTTTAAGCTACAAGTTAGAGACGACAAGCTTGGAGAAACACTCGACCCACAGATACGCACAGAGTTAGACTTATCATTCTCAAAAATAGAGAGATTGATAATGGATTTCATAGCTGCATCTAATGATCGAGTTCAAGTACACCAAGCATTAAAACACCTGATCGTTGGCGGTAACGCACTTATCTTTATGGGCAAGGATGGTCTAAAGACTTATCCTCTCTCACGATATGTTGTAAACAGAGACGGTAATGGTAATGTTATAGAAATAGTTACCAAAGAGCTAATTAGCAGAAAGGTTCTGGGGATAGAAAAACCTCCAGAGAAACAGGGACCGAACAGTAATTACCTTGGTCCAGATGAAGACGACGCTGAGGTGTACACCTGTGTTAAGATGGATGAGAATAGCGGTAGCTGGAGATGGCATCAAGAAGTGGACAACATGATCCTAGATGGTAGCCAGAGCACAGCACCGAAAAATGCCTCACCATGGTTAGTGCTTCGATTCAATACAGTAGACGGAGAGGACTACGGACGTGGTAGAGTAGAGGAATTTATTGGAGACTTACGTAGTCTCAATGGATTGTCTCAAGCTCTCGTAGAGGGTGCAAGTGTTGCAAGTAAAGTTATCTTTCTTGTCTCACCTTCATCAACTACCAAGCCGCAGACCTTATCGAAAGCCGGTAACGGAGCTATCATACAGGGTAGACCAGAAGACGTAGGAGTTGTGCAAGTCGGTAAGACAGCAGACTTCTCCACAGCTGCACAGCTGGCGTCACAAATAGAAAAGAGAATCCTCGAAGCGTTCCTAGTTATGAACGTGCGAAACGCTGAAAGGGTCACAGCTGAAGAGGTACGCCTGACTCAGCTAGAGCTAGAGCAATCCCTCGGCGGACTGTTCAGCTTGTTAACGGTAGAGTTTTTAGTACCCTACCTCAACAGAACTCTGTTAATACTACAGAGATCTAATCAGATACCAAGACTACCTAAAGATGTCGTTAGACCTAAGATCGTAGCTGGTATTAACTCACTCGGTAGAGGACAGGACAACGAAAGCTTGACTAGATTCATGGGCACAGTAGCACAGACACTAGGACCAGAAGCTCTCATCAAGTTTGTTAACCCATCTGAAGCTATACAAAGACTAGCAGCGGCACAGGGTATAGATGTACTCAACCTAATCAGAACTCCAGAAGAGCTACAGGCAGAGCAACAGAAGCTTATGCAGATGCAGGCACAGAAGTCACTTGTCGATCAGACAGGACAGATTGCAGGCACACCACTCATGGATCCATCAAAGAACCCAGAGTTGGCAGAGCAAGCATCAGCAGCTATTGAAGGTTTAACTGGAGCACCAGTACCACCACAAGAATAGAATGGCAGAAGAAAACACATTTACAGTAGATACAACAGTACCTACAGAAACACTTACCGACAATCTAACGCCAGAAGAGCAAGACTCTCTGGCTGTTGGTGAGAAAATTGTCGAAGATCAAGAACAACTACTGGCTGGTAAATATAAATCAGCTGAAGAGTTAGAGAAAGCTTACAAAGAACTGGAAGCAAAGCTAGGTGATAAACCAGAGCAAGCTGAACCAGAGCCAGAACCAGAACCTACCTCACTATCTGACAATGCTAGTGTTATTACATCAGCATCAGATGAGTATTATCAAAACGATGGTAAGCTATCACCAGAGACTCTACAAAAGTTTTCCAATATGTCTAGTCAAGATTTGGTTAACGCATATCTAGAAGTAACAAAGAGTCCAGACTGGCAAGCACAGCCACCATCTGAAGTAGCTGATATATCTGAGTCGCAGATAAATCAAGTTAAGAACGCAGCAGGCGGTGACGCAGCATACCAGAACATGGTACAATGGGCAGGGGCTAATCTAGACGCTAAGTCTATAGAAGCCTTTGACCAAATCATTAATACTGGTAGCTTAGATGCTATTAACTTTGCAGTTAAAGGATTAAAGTCACAGTATGATGCAGCAAATGGAATAGAAGGTAAAATGGTACAAGGTAAAGCAGCACCTAACAGAGGTGACGTCTTTCGTAGCCAAGCTGAATTAGTAGCAGCTATGAATGACAGAAGGTATGATAACGACCCTGCCTACAGGCAAGATGTTATCGAAAAACTAGACAGATCAGACTTATCATTTTAAAATCATGCCAGCAGGGAAAGGAACTTACGGAAGTAAGAAAGGTAGACCACCAAAGAAAGGTGGATCTAAAGTGTCAAAGGGACTAGCCGCACTCGCAAAAAAAAGACCAAAAGTTGCGGCTGCAATCATGAAAAATAA